TCATCCGAGCCACTGCTTGCTGCCGCTGCTTCGCCTTGCTGCTCTTCGCTGGCTTCTTGGCACCGGGCTTGACGACGGGTCGGGCCTTCTCGACCCTCCGTTCAGCCTCGCCCTTCGCCCCCATCATCTCGCGATATTTCATCGCGTCGTACAGCACCTGCACGGTCTTGGCGTCCGTGATCTGGTCGAGCGCTGCGGCGTCGAAGCCGTAGGCCAGACCGGTCTGCACCAGCTTCTCCTTGAGGCCCGACGCCCGCTTGGGGTCGGAAAACTCAGGAATGGTCTGCTGCAGGGTCTGCATCTCCTGATGCAGGTGTGCCTGCAGCGCCTGCTGCTGGATGTGCCTCTGTTGCTGGTCAAGTGCCTGCAACTGATGCTGCTGCTGCTGCCACTCTGCGGCCTTCCGGTCGTAGGCGATCTTGGCTTCCATGTAGCCGATGGGATCGTCCTTGAACATCTCGTCGCTTGGCGGCTTTGGGGGCGCGGTGAAGGAACCGCTCTCGAACTGCTGGCGGAGCTGCTGCACCCGCTGCGTTTCGGCTTGCAAGGCTGCATACACCTGCTCGACCTCTTTCTTGGCCGACGCAACTTGCTGCATACCCTGCTGGATGGCCTGCTGACCTGAGTAACCACGGCGTAGCTCGTCGAGGGTAACCTTCTTCTCGTCTCCGTAAACCTTCACGGAGTAAAGCTGTTCTGGTTCCTCATCGAGGTCCGTATCGTCCTCGGTGTCGTCGTCATCCACATCGGTGGCCTCGTCCTCGAGTACCTCCGCGTCTTCGATGTCGTCCTGCCCTTCGGCGTCGGCTTCCATCTGCTCTTCTTCCAAAGAGCTATCGACCCGATCCAAGATCAGGTTGTCTGCGACGGCGTCAAAGTCGTTGCCGTCGATCTGTGGTGCAGTCGTGGTATCCACGGTGCCGCTCCTCACTTACGGCGCTCGGCCAGCTTTCCGTCCAGAATGAACCGGTTGAGCTGGGTCTCCAAGTCGCCAAGCGCCCGGACCATCCGGCGCGCTTCCATCACATCAGCGTCGCTGTGCGAGGTGCTGGTAAATACAGCCACCTGTACACTTTTTAGCACATCGAGCGCCTCACGCAAAGTCGGGTCGTTTAGCAGCCGCTCGGCGGCCTGCTTACGCTGCTCGGGGGTCACTGCTGGCCTCCGAGGTTAGTGTTACGCTGGCGCTCCTGCTCGGCGCGGATCGCCTGCTCGTTGGCCTGCAGGCCGTACTTGCCGAGCAGCTCCGCGTTCTTGAGGGCCAGATCCTGCGCCATCTGATCGCGCTTGCGGTCGTCGTCCGCCATAAACTCGGTGACCCGGAGCTGGTGCGCGGCGGCGGCCTTCTGGGCGTCGAGCTGCATCCGCATGGCGTCGGACTGCTGCTTGGCCTGCGCCTTCATCATCTCGGCCTGCATGAATGCGGCGTTGGGGTCGGACTGCTGCTGACCCTGCTGGGCCTGCGCCGCCTGCTGCGCCTGCATCATCATTTGCTGCTCGATCTGCGGGTTCATCGGCGCAAAATATCGCTCGGTGTTGCGGATGCCCGCACCGGCAGCCATGTCGGACAGCGTGTTGCGGATGCCGGTCAGGCTGACGATGCCATTGGTCGGGCCGTAGGCCTGCCAGATCTGCATCTGTAGCCCAAGGATCTCGCGGTAGGCTGCCGCCTTCTCTTCCTCGCGCCCGGTGCCTAGACCGATGTTGACGCCGACGTCCATTGAGGTGTTCCACACTCGAGGATCGACCGGCTGGTACATGTTGTTGAGGCGCACCATCTGCGGCCCATCGGCGTGCTTGACGATCAGGCGCAGCAGGAGGCCGAAGAGCTGGCGCATGCCGCCCTCGGCGAGGTTGCGTGCCATGACCTCGACCTGACCCGCAGCGGCCTGCACAGTGGCCGTGACGGCGGCCTTGGTGGTCGATTGTAGGGCGTCTGGGTCGAGGCCCATCGAGGCGCGCGTGACGCCCGTCTTCTGCTCGACCATGCCGTCGATGTACTGCATCGCCGCCAGCGTCTGGCCCGCCGTGAAGGGCACCTCGAGCGGCTGCACAGCGCCGAGCTGCGTCATCCGCACGATGGCCCCGATCTCGTTGTTCAGGACGTCGTCGGGGTTCACCGCGCCGTCCAGCATGGCGAGGCGCGGGTTGTTGGTCATCTGGACGTTGTCGAGGATGCCACGCAGGATCGCGGTCGCCGCGTCCTGATCGTTCATGGTCAGGTCGGCGATGCTGCGCCCGACCATGGTGTGCGGCTCCGGGTCGATTTCGAAGACGGCGTAGGGCAGCTCGTCCGCAGGCTCGACGCTGAGCAGCTTGTAGGCGCTGCCGCCGAGGATCGCCCGGTGCAGTGTCGGGACGCCCGTGCCGTCGATGTCGATCCGCATGTAGGCCTCGGTGACCATCACCTTCTTCATGCTGGGGTCGGTGGCGTTCTCGTCGTCATCGACGTTCAGGCTGTAGCCCCGGCGAGCTTCCTCCTCCTGCTCGACCACGGTGTCAGCGTCGGTCGAGCTGTCCAGCTCCGACACCTCGTCGAAGTCGTAGCCCATGGCGACAAGATCCCCGACGCGCATGTCGGTGCGCTGGCCGCAGACGTAGCAGTCTTGCAGGCTGCGCGCGTTGCGGTCGAAGAAAAACTCTTCCGGCGGAATGCTGTCGATGGCGATCTTGCCGGAGGTGGTCGTGCGGGCGATCTTGAGGCTGTGAGTGGTGGCCGCCTGCTCGACCATCTGGCCCTCGGGCGTCGAGACCGAGGTCATGGCTTCGGACATGCCGTGCTCGAGGATCTGGACGTCCGGGTCCATAATGAGGGCCTGATACTGCATGTCGTTCAGGCCGGTGTAGGTGTAGATCGTGACGTCGTCCTTGGTCTCGTAGTAGGCCTTGGCGACGCCCATACGCTTCACCAGAGCGTCTTGGAAGACGTCGGACAGCACCCGGTATCCGCTGCACTGCTGGAAGAGCCAGTGGGCGTAATCGGTCGCCTGCTGCGCCATGGCGACGTCTTCCGGGCCGGTCGGGATGTATTCGACCGGCTTGGTGCTGGACAGGAAGACGCGCATCAGGCTGGGCTTGATCGCCCGCACAGTGTCGCGCGTCTTGGTGGAGACCACCTTGCTGCGGCCCGCCTCGTACTCGAGGTCGCACTCGCCGTCAAAGTAGCGCTGCGCCTTGATCCGGGCGTCCGCCAGATCGCTCTCGATGAAGTCGATGGCGTCCTGCACGGCAGTGGACAGGATGCCCTCGACCTCGTCTTCGGACAGCCCCCGGTCGTCCTCGGCCTCGTCAGGCTCTGGCATTTCGACGCCCATGTCCTCGAGGATGTCGAGAAGCTCGTCGTCTTCGATGCGATCTTCTGGGTCCATGGTTCCGTCCTTATTCGGTCACGAGAGGCACTGAGGTGAGTGCCCCTGCAGTAAAGAGCGCCTCGACGATTTGCTGGGCGCGGGTGGTGTCCTGCATGTCTTTGGCGGCGCGCAGGAGCCGCTCGACCGCGACGTCGCGCTGCTGTCCCTGCATGGACAGCAACTCGCCGAGGCTACGGTTCAGCTTGCTCGCGCTGCGGCCATAGAGGATCTCGTCAATCAGCCGGTTGATCGGAACAGACACCGCCTCAGAAACGCGGCCCGGTATGGACTGTCGACTGCTGCTCTCCGGGACGCGCGCTGCCGACAGCGCGTCGGCAGCCTCCTTGCGAGCCTGTGTTTCCGACCCCTCTAGCACCTTGCTGCGCGTGCGAGAAAAAGTCTTCTCAGCCTGCAGGCGCTGCATGATGGCGTTTGCGTCGTCCGCACCAAGGATCAGCCGGAGCTTTTCGGCGTTAAACTCCTTGTCAAACGCACCCCACGCTGCGGCGGCATCATTGCGTGAAGTACCCATGAGAGCCTGAATATATTCCCGCGCGCCCTTCTTGAACGCCTCCCTCTGGGGGTCGGTCATGCCCGACAGCTTAACGCGCAAGTCCGCTGGCGACAGCGTGGACAGCGGCCCGCCGGTAAACACTGACCTGCCGTCAGCAATGGCGCGCTCCAGCGCCGAGGCGTCCGCCCACCCCCCGCGCGCCGTGGCGTAGCCGGGGATCTTGTCAAGCCTGCGGTCCATTTCGTCGAGCACATTTTTCAGGATCTTACCCTTCTCGCCTGCGCCCTCCCGGAAAGCCTGCTCTTTAGCGTCGCTCAGCGCAGCGCGAGCGTTGTGCAAGCGCAGGGCCGAAACCGGGCCTTCCTTCCCTAGGTCAGACAGTACGTTGTTCAGCGCGCTGCGCACGGAGCTGGATTGATCCCGTGCCGCCATGGCGATGCCGCTGCGCAGGGCGTCAATGTCGATGGGGTCCGGGTACGCCTTTGCCGCGTCATATAGCGGGCCGAACTCCGTCGCCTTACGGCGGGCCTGCTCCGCGCGGGCTTCAAACGCCGCTCCGGGCTGCGCCATGTAAGTGCTGACATCCTGCTCAATCCGCTGCCCAGCACCAGCGGCGCGCTCACGCAGCGCGCGGGCCATCACGTCCGCACCCTCTCCGCCAATCACGGCAAGCCCCTGCGCCCGACTGAGGGGCGCGCCGGGGATGTCCGCAATCATGCCTTCCGGCCCGAGGCTGGCGAGGTACTCCTCAATGTCCTCCCCGGAGCGCTCGGAACGGCCCAGTGATGATGCTACCCTTCGAGACGCAGCGCCGCTGTATTCTGGCAGGGTACGACCGAGCCGCCGCACGTCTTGGATCGCGCGGGTCGTCGCCCCAGCCAAGGCACCGGCAGCGGGGGAAAGCGCACCTATAGCCGCCCCAGTGGCAGCGGTGGCTGGAGACACTTGGACCAACCGGTCTAGCGGCCCGCCCTCAGCCTCGCCAATTTGCGGCAGCGCGGCGGCAGTGGCCCCAGCCCCCATGCCTGTCAGCACTCTAGGCAGCGGCCCCACCGTCTGCATCCAACGAGCCGTGCCCAGTGCGGGCAGGGCCATGCCAGCGCCCGTACCGGCAAGCTGCCCGCTGGCGTACTCCTCTGGGGCCAGCATCTGCGCGGCCTCATTCTTTTGCCGGATCAAGTCCCGGTAGCGGCGGTAGGCGGCGCTGGCAGCCTTGGTGTCGCCGCTGCGCGTAAGCTCCTTGACCGCCTCCGCAGCGCCCCGGATCTCGTCGTCGAAATTCATAGCGAGGCCCGACTGCATGCCTCGATAGGTGGCTGCAGTCTTAATTTGCTCCTGCTCTGCCGCAGGCCGCTTAGCTCGGTAGGTGTCCAGAGCCTGCTGCTGGCGAGGCGAAATGTCTCCAGACCGTTCGAGGGCCTCAAGCACGCGCACCGCCTCTAGGATGTTGCTGGCCTCCGCATAAGTCATGTCGTCAGCCATTCGTCACCTCCCGAGCAGGATGTTGGCGGCGTCGTCACCGGTCATAGAAGACACCGGAGCCTGCTGCCGGATAACTGGCGGAATTGGGTTCTTCAGCGACGCCATCTCGCGCAAGTACGTCGGGACGTCGATCTCGCCGGACGCCAAGCGCTGCGCGATTTGGCCCGCCTGCATATCGTAGTTGGCTATGCCTCGCAGGGTCTGCAAGATCAACTCATTACCACCCGGCGTGTTGATGATCCGAGGAAGGCTTTGCTTGAACAGGGCAAGATCCGCGTCGGACATCGGCCCGGAGCCGGGTTGGCGCTGCTCCGGCACCAGTTGGTTGATCAGCGCTTGCGCAGCCTCGACATCGCTCGCTCCCTCCAGCTTCAGGCCAAAGTTACTCGCCATCTGAACAAAGGCCCCCGCACCGCCCTGCGGTGCGCTCCGCAAGAGCTGTTCCAATACATCATAGCGGGCGATGTTCCTGCTCGCCTGCTGCCCCGCTTTGATCGACGTTGCAACATCAGCCCCAAGGTTTTTACCCAGTTCTTTCTGAAGCGCGCTTTCGTCAGCTCCGGTGCCCACGTTGACAACGCTTCCACCGCCGCCACCGGAACGCAAAAACTCGTCAAAGCTGCCCGGATAGCCAGACTGCTTGGCGTACTCATAGTTTTTGATCAGTGCGGTGCGGTCGTCTTTAGGTTTCGAAAGAGCCAGCGCCGCAGCGTCCTGTCCGCCCAGCGCGCCAGCCTCCACCGCAGCCGCTAAATCAGGCCGGTTCACGCCCGGAGACCGCAGCCACTCGACAGTGCGTGACTTGCTCTGCAGCGCCTTCTCCGCCGCCAGCAATTCCTTGCGCGTCTCCCGGCGCTCTTGGATGCCGCCCTGCAAAGCGTTAATCATCGCCGTGTTGGGGAACATCGACAGGCCGCTCAGACCGATGGCGAGGTTCGACAGGATGTCGCGCCGACGCTCGGCGGGCGACCGGGGGTCGTCCTCGCGGGGGCCGAACAGGCCAAGCAGCCCGCGCGGCTGCTGGGGTGCTTGCTGGGCGTCCATGGGTGCTGCTCCTTGTGTAGATATGCGGGGCTGGCTCGGCAAAGGTATGCCCCCTGTCCCCATGCTTGTGCGACCCAAAACTTTTGGGACGTAAGCCTGCGTCTCCTTATAGGGCGGGATGCCACCATACTTTTGAACAGCTCCCGGACCTGCGTTATATGCAGCCAAAGCCAGAGGCCACTGCCCAAACGTGTCGTACTGCTGGCGTAGGTATTGCGCTCCGCCAAAGATGTTTTGCTTTGGATCATATGGGTCGACGCCAAGCTGCTTAGCAGTTCCCGGCATAAGTTGCGCAGGACCGATAGCACCGGCAGAGGACACCACGTCTGGCTTCCAGCTACTCTCCTGCTGGATTAGGCTGAAAAACAGCTCCTCAGGGATGCCGTAGCGGCTTGCCGCCTCCGATGCTATTTGACGCAGATCCATTTACAGCCCCGCGAATGCGCCGATGATCGTGCCGAGCGTACCCAGCAAGCCGGGGTTCTGCGTCGTCGTCTGCGTCTGCTGGCCCATGTTCGCCGCACCCAGCGCCGCCATCGGCAGCGTCAACGCCTGCTGTGGCGCGCCCGTGAAGCCGCTGTATTGGTTCTGCGCCGCGTTGATGAGCTGCTGCATAAGCGCCTGCTGTAGCGCGCCCTGCTGGCTCTGCTGGCCGCTGATCTGCTGCCCGAAGCCGAAGCCGAGGTTGGCGAGGTTCCCAAGCTGGGAAGCGCCCTGCATCATCAGGTTTTGCTGGCCCTGCGCCGCGCCCAGAGCGGTGTTGAAGCCCTGCATGTTAAGGTTAGCCGCAGTGTCGGCGGCCTGCTTTGCGAAGGCTTGGTTAGTTAGGCTCTCCGCCACCCCGTGGCGGGACCCGCCGAAAGCCCCGGCTCGCCGCGCCTGCGCGGCGGTGTTCATCGCCTGCGTCTGCCGCTGGGTTTCGAGATCCGCCAGCGTGCGCTGGGTGACCGCCTGCGTGTATGGGTTCATAAACCGGCCGATCTGCGGGCCAGCCATGGCCGCCCCAGTCGCGCCGAGCGCGCCTTGGTAGGCACCGGCTGACTGCTGGTAGACGTTCTGCGCCGCCTGCGTGTCCTGTGGGTTTGCTGGTCCCGCCATCTTAGGCCTCCCCTTCGCCCCGACGACCGCCACCTATTGATGAGGCCATTCCGGGGTTTCCTTCTCCAATGCCAAACGACCCGTCAAAGCCGAGCAAGTCTCCCATATAGGTGTCGCCAAAGTTGACGGTGCCGTCTCCGCTTATGTCTCTCAGTCCGTCATAGAACCCGCCGCCGCTGGATGTGCCGACGCCATTGGCGCGGTTTTCCCAATAGCCGCCGTCAAAATAGGGGTCGTCGCGGTTGAAGGGGTTGTTGCTGCCAGATCCGTCAGCGCCGCCGAAGCCCCCGGCTCCGCCGTATGCCGACACGCCGCCAGTGAGCGGCGCGAATGGGTTGCGCGGCCCCGCGCCGGTTGTCGGGTCGATAAACATCCCCCGGATAAAGTCGTACTGCCCCGGAGCGTTGGCTTGCAGAGCCGACAACATTTCGTTGTAAAGAGGAGTGCTGCTGTAGCCCTGAACGCCCCCGGCAAACTGAGTAGGCGCGGGCATGCCCTCCATGCCGGTCATGCCGCCGCCCGGTAGGCCGAAGGCCGCCGCCGCCTGCCCGGTGTTTGCGAAGGCCGCCTGCTGCATGGGGCTAAACGCCGCGACCTCTGGGCCGAAGCGCGGGACGTACCCAAGAGTTGCGATCTCGTCCGCACGCGCCAGATTTTGCTGCGCGGCGCGCTCCAGCCACTTTGGGATCTCGACCTTGGTTGTCTGCTTGCCGCCCTTACCGCCGCCGCCTGCCATGTTACAGCCCCTTTTCCATTACAGTCAGGGTTTCGCGGAAACCCCTCTTGTTCATAACCTTACGCCAGCCCTTGCGGCCGGCGAATGTGATGGCCTCGCAGCCCTGCAGCTTGCCCCACTCCTCAGCCGATTGCAGCATGGCCTGTACGCCATCCATGGTGCCGCTGGCGAGGAAGATGTGCAGCGTCTTCTTGCGAGGATACACTACAATCTCCGTAATTGCCATGCTGTCGCCGTTCTCCCACAACTGCATGTGCCCGAGAAGGACGCTCTCGTACACGTCCTCGAAGGTGTGCGTGCCGCCAGAGTGCGCCAAAGCCCGATCAATGTGTTCCCTCCAGCGCTCCATCAGCCGTGCAGCCTCGTGATCGCAATCGTAGACGCAGGGGCCGCTGGGGCGAAGGCCGTGGCGGCAGAGGCGTCTAAGTAGCCAGACGTGCTATCCACCGCCCACATGGCCTCCAGATAGTCTCCAGCGTTGAAATTGAAGATAGCCGACCGGCTAACAACCAGCACCGCTCCGTTCTGGTGCAGGGCGTTCTTCATGGTCGAACCGGCCACGTCAGAGCCGTTGACGCGAGGCCAGAACCAAAAATTCACGGTGCTGGCCGATGTGGACGCAATTTGTGCGGAGAATGACACCATGTATTCTCCGCCCTCGGCGAAGACCAGCCGCGAGGCGGGCGTGCCATTTGTGATCCCGTTGGACACACTGGCCGTATAGGTCAGGGCGTAGGCGGTGTCGGCAGCCGCAGCGGTTTGGTTGGACGTTATACCTCCGCTATAATTTCCATCCTCAAGTACAACCTGAACCCACTCGCCGTTCTTGGACACGACCGGGTAGCCGTTGACCTCGTCCCAAAGGATGATGCCGTTCTCGGACGGGTTGCTGTCGGCGGTCTTGAATTGCAGGCGCGGTCGCTCGCGCAGCATGTAGCGCACGAGCCTGCCGCCCCACGCTTTCCAGTCCTCGCCGACTGGCTGGGGGATGATTGGTGTCGTCACCGCTTACCCGCCTGTACCAAGTCAATGCTGGGGACGCCCCACCGCCACGCCCCGATGCCGGTTGACGTCACGCGCATGCGTAGCTGCCGCCCAGAGAACCGGATGTCGGTCGGGTTAGCCATGCTGAACGGCCCGTAGGTGCGCTCTAGGCTGTCCGAATTGAGGTTGGTATTCGGATAGTTTCGCGCCTTGAAAGTCGCCGTCACGCTGCCCTGCGTCAGCTCGTCTGGGAGCAGGCGCAGGGCATGAAACAGCGTCTCCCCGGTACCCATACGCACGGGGCCGCTTTCCGCGTAAACCTCTTGGCCACCATAGCTGTAGCCCGTCTCGTGGTCGTAAACAGCGCCCGCTGCAGAGGCAAATAGGGGCTGCTTGAACACCCCACGGTCAATGCCCGCCGTGCGCGCCATTTTACCGATCAGCCAGTGGTTCTCTTTGTAATCGTAGGCGACATAGCTGTCGATCTCGCCGTCCGATGACGCTCCGCTGACGTAGAACCACCAGACCTCGCCGTTCTGACCGTTGGACACCGCCCACGCCTTGCTGATCTGGTCTGTGCTTATATCCAGAAACACATGATCAGACACCGAGCATGGCAGCTCCTGAACGCTAGAACCATCGAACCGAAAGAAGCCTTTTTGCCCCATCCAGAACACCCCAGCGTCGGTCGATGCTACGGCCTTGCGGGCTATCATGCCGCACGCTTGGCCGACCCGCTCAAATCCGTATATGAACGGCGGCCCCTGATACGTCGCCCGGTGCGCGTCGATGTCGGTCAGAATAAGCGTCTGACCCGTAGTGCGCACTGCCGCCATAATCTGCCCAGCGGTTTGCAGCTCAATGTCGCCCGCTTGGTTTGTAGCGGCGGCGGTCCACTGGGTGTTGTTTTCTTGGTCGCACCAAGCGATCCGGCGCGGATTGCCGCCAGCACCTAGTGCAAACAAAATGCGTTCCTCGGTGACCAGCAAGCCGCTGCAGGATGTGGGAGCGTTAGTAATAGCTGCGGCGGGCGTCACGCTTGGAGCCACACCAAGCTGCCATTCATACAGCTTTCCGTCCGCGCTGCTACACGCAACCAAATATTCGCCCCAGTTGTCCAAATCCCAAGTGGTCGCCTCGGAATATGTGCCGGTGCTGCTGCGCGCCACGCCGTAGCTGCCGGTGCCGTAAAAACCGCTGCCGTAGCCCGTAGCCAGCGCGGCGTCTTCTAGCCCAGCCGTCAGGCCGGTGGGCGTGATGTCGTAGACGGTTCCGCCAGCCGTGGCCGCCTTCAGGCTGTTATATGTGCCGCCTGCGATCCAGCGGCTGCCGTTAAGAGCCTGCCATGTGTGCATGCCTCGGGGCGTGGCAGAGAACATGCTGGCGATCCGCTCGCTCCAGCCGCCGATGGGGCGCATGCTGCCCTCGCGCCAGCGCACAAGGCTGCCATCCCGCCACCGGCCAGAGGACTGCAGGTCGGTGCCGTTTCGGACGAAGCCGGGAGGGATGTCGAGAGGGATCAGCGGCATCTTCAGCGCAACTCCGCCCACACGGTAATACTACTTGCGCCAGTATATCGGTAATAATGGGTATCCGGTATTATCGCACTCAAGGTGGCCCGGTGAGTATCGCCGCCGTTCTTGCTACTTTCCGCCACCTGCACCCACGTTGTGCCGTCGGTGGATACCTCTAGGTATTGCGAGCCAGAGGACGCCCCGCACACATTGACCATAATCGCCCGACCAGCAGTGTTCTGGTAGCTGGTGCCGATAGCGCGCGAGGCCGACACATCCTGCCAAGTTTGGCCGACGCCCACCGATGTGGATGCCGCTACAGTGGCGTCAACATACGCCTTAACGCTCTGCTGTGTCGGCAGCTTGGATGCGCTGTCCGACACCATATCGTCTTCATCAATGGACAGGGCGGTGAACGCATAGGTGCTGATGTCGGTCAGCGCGACCTGCACCATCGTGCCGCCATCATTTGCGACAAGACGATCCGCGTCCACAAGCGTGGTGGCTGTGGCTGCGGTGCCGCCATCCAGAATGTTGATCTCGGCGGTCGTGACTGTTGCCCCGTCCAGCAGGTTCAATTCAGCGGCGGTCGCGGTCAGGCCGCTCAGGCTGTCGGTCAGCCCAGTCAGGAGGTTAAGCTCGGCGGTCGTGCTAGTGATCCCGTCTAGGACCGCCAACTCCGCACTGTCCAGCGCCCCGAGAAACGTACCGAGCGACGTCCAGTTGGCGTTCAGCGTCGTGCCCCATGTGTTTTCCGACCCTGAGACGGTTGGTAGTGTGTAGCTAAAGGTAGCCATTAGCTTAGCCCTTTCACTTTCAAGCGCATGTTGCTGCCGCCAG